CTTTAAACGTTACATTTTCAGGTGTTTCTACAAAATAAGGTCCGTATGCGTTCCAGTTATCGCCTAAATTAAGCGATGACGGTCTATTTGCATAAATTACCTTTTGCGTAACATTCCAACCCTTAGGGTTATCTTTGAAATTATCGCTAACTGTGTTGTTTGAAATATTCATTTTCAAGATATCCCCATAGCGTTTGTATACAATTCCATTTTCAGTATATTCTTCATCAGCAACCGCATCAGTTTGAACACCAGCAATTTTGTATTCTGCAACTTTTGCACCTGTGAAATTGTGATAAGTGAGTTTTATATCATCTTCGCCTAGAGGTGGAATTGTAATAGTGCATGCCCCAGTACTGTCGAGCGTGAAAAGTGTGTCGTTACCAACTACCTTAACACTGTAATGAGGTTCACCTGTTACTGCTACCACCTGTTGACCTTTGGTTACGCTTGGAATAGTCAATGGCTTAAATTCAGTACGAGGGAACGGCTTACCCATATTGCCAATTAAAGCAGTAAGTACATCATCAACGTTAGCACTATCGCACCATACATTACCACGCAATAAGAGTTGATGAGCATTACCTGCAGTTGCATCCGGCGTATACTGACTAATTTCAGATTTCTTTACATAGCCATTTAAATCGGAATACTTAGCAAAGGATTTCCCCTCTATTTTGTTAACATAACGGCTAGCCGCATCACCAGGCGTTAATGCGTATTGACCAATCTCTGATTTCCTAACAAAAGCATCTAAATCACCTTTATAGGCAAACGTTTGAGCAGACCAGCCCTTTTGAGCATATGTATTGTCTGCATAGACTCTAGATACAAAAGTATCCTTAATCGCCGTTGCATTCATATAGCTATTTAAATCAGTCTTTTTAGCATATGTATTGTCTGCATAATTTCTAGATACAAAAGTGTCCCTAATCGTCGCTGTAGGCATATAATTATTTAAATCGGTTTTGAGTGCGTATTTAGGGTCGCCTAGCATAGCAAGGTAATTTCTTATATCAACTTTTTTTAGGTAAAGTTTTTCGGCATCTTGTTTAGATATATAGGCTGATAAATCTACATCAGCACCAGTGCCAGGAGGACCAGGAGGTCCTTGCTCACCTTTAAGTTCATTAAGTTGGTCTTGTGTGAAGTCAGAAAACTTAAACGACTCACCTTTAGGTCCTTTTAGACTATCAAGCCATTCCTGTTCAGTACCTCTGAACCCATGAGCCACTGCAATAGCATAGGCGCTTTTACCTAGACTCTCGATAAGTGGTAATGTAGTTTCCTTATCAAGCTTTAAAATTAATTCATTACTTTCCATACCAAGTACCTCCTTACTTGTGCATTGAAATATCTGGAACGATGGTTACTGTACCCTGTCCTAGCTTTATCCATTTCTGATCATTGTAGATAAATGCATCGTACAGATAATCGCCACCTTTTAACTGGGCCTTAGCGGAGTCCTTTCCGCTGATGAAGAACCCTACCTGTTTAGACTGTACCACAGGAGTTAACTCTAATTTCATATCATCATAGGGCCGTTTACGAATTTTACAAACAGCCTCATATTGACTTAGGTCCATATCGGAGCCAGGCGGTACGACGTACGTCATACCAAAGTCCTGCCCCGCGTATAATGTGATGTCTTGTTCAATCATTCGGTGTGCCCTCCTTAGATTTCAGCTAGGTCAACGGACTCAGGGAAGTGCTTATGTTGGTCTAGCTCGGATACGATATATTGGAGCGTACTGCCATATTTTGTAATGTTAAAGAAATTAGGCGGTAGGCTTGCCGATGGGTACGCGTATACTACGTTCCCGTCAAATCCTACATACTGCCCAGGTACTGCGTTAACTACAGTTAGCCCTATCTTAGTAACCTCGTACGTATGAGACTCATTAAGAGTATCCGCCTTAGCTGTGCCCTCTTGGTACTGCTTGAAAAATGTATCCTTGGCGCGAATATAATAGTTAGCGCTGTTAAAAACGGGTTTCCCCTTCTCATCAAACACTTCCATACCGTACGTTTCAGATTTTGAAATTTTGTTGGAGTATACATAAATTTCAAGGCCTCTTAGGATACTCCCTATGTCAGTTGTATAGGGAACATATATCCGACATACGAATAGGGGTTTCTTTAAGCCGGTAGCCGTATCAACTGCCATACGTTCGCCAGTTGATACCATTTCCAACGGCGAAGCAGAGGCTACGGAGTAAATATAATACTCATCGGGGTCCCTATGTGCGATTGGAATTGTAATGAGAACCGTCAATGAAGTGGTTTCCTTTGCCCTAACATTAAAGGCTTGATACTGAAAAATGTGGTGTCCCCAAGTAAGCGTAGCCCCTGCATTGATATACCGAATATCACCGGTACCGCTAAATGTTAACCGATGCTTAAGAAAAGCACAGGTTTGATTGTCGTCGAGCAGTACATTTTTCTTGATATTGATTACTTTTAAAATGTTCATTCGCATACTCCTATCATTAGCTTCACCGGGCAAGACTTCCCAATATACGCCTTATTAGCAGGCGCGAAGGTAACTGTGTCGCCATTAATATAACTTACATAGTCCCCTTCATAAGCCTTAGCTCCACAGGCGCCATAATATTCGCGAAGAGCGAATAGCTTTTGGCCCTCGTATATGTCAGTCTTGACAGAGAACTCAGGCTCAATAGTTGTAAGTTCCTTAGTCCAAATAATTTTGGTAAGCCCCGTAGCTAAGTCCGCTACAGTTTCCCCATGTTCATCAAATACTTGTATTCCGGCTGGCACAGTATCACCTTTCTTTCTAAATAACGAAGTCAGCTTTTCTTTTAACCACTTAATTAGTCGTCCCATAGACCTAACCTCACTCTCAGTACATTGTTATCATCGAACACCTGGATTAAGTTATCGGATATCTCAACCCTAGCGCCACTCGTCTTAGTTCGGAGCGTACCTATCGTTGCCGTGATGGCGTCTAAGCTATTTACTTTTAGCTTATCTGCTGTAACGCTATCCGCTTGAAGTTTATCACTACTAATGGATAAGGCTTGTATCTTATCCGCACTCACTGAGTTAGCCTGAAGCATACCTTCCGTGATGATGTTATTCTCGAACAACGCTTGGCCGGTTACATGTAATAACTTGCCATCGATTCGAGTACCTTCAGGCGATAAGTTAATCCGGCTAACAATCTCCTTACCGTTCAGACTGCCGATAGCATGGGTCACTCTAAGGTCAATGCCATTGGATAGAGTAGTAATTTGGCCAGATAAGTTCTTATTAAGGTCAGTTACCTTTTGGGTAATGCCCTTATCGAGTTGGACTAATTTAGATTCAAACCCGTTAACAGAGGTTTTCATCGTACCAACTTCAGAGCTCATCGCCTTAATAGTCTCGTCCATTGATTTTAGCCCTAATGCTTCCGCATCAAGTAGACTCTTATCAACTCTATCCTTAATAGTGACCGACTTCTCAGCGACTAAACTACTACCGAACACGTCAACGTATTCGCACCGCACGCGATACACCCCGGCTTTGTTGGAGTACGTAAGCATGCTCGATGTTGTCTCTAAATCGTCTGTACGATCATCACCGATAACGTGGCAACGGATAACATACGCCTGTGATGGCTTTGCCCCAAAGTACAGGCTGAACCCTCCGAGTTGGTCCTTAACCTCGAACGTAGGCGCCTCTAACTGTGGCAAGTTGTAGGAATACGTTGCCGGCGTTGAGTACTTGCCTAGCGTACTTCGTGCGTACAAGTACACAGTGCCGCTTCGTTTCGTAAGTGGTAGATTAGCGGATGCACCTTTCACCTTAGCAAGGAGCGCGTTGGTATCCTTGCCAGGGTCATTATCTGTACGGAGTTCGTAGTAGTCTACGTCAGCGTTCAGTACATCGTTCCATGATGCGGTAGCGTGGTCCTTGAAGGATACTGCGAAGTTCTTAGGCATGTCTGGTACTTCGTCCATTGCCTTGACTACGACGTCAACTACCTGAGCGGTATCTGCGCGATTACCGAACCTATCCACGGCTACGGCCTTAACCTCATACTCTTCACCGGGACCTAACGCCTTGATGATGACCTGGCTGTTACTGCTACCCGCATACTGCCAATCTTGACCTGTGACGGCTTTGCCGTTCTTAGATTTGAGTTTGTACCATACTTCCGCACTATCGAAATTGCCAGGGTTAGCCGGTGGTTCGAACATCACTTGAAGGTCATAGTACACGCTCTTATCGGCGGTTAGGTTATACCGGCTGATAACGTGTAGATTCTGCACATCGCCAGGCGCTTGCATTTTAGGAATTACAATTTCCTTAGTAACCCCTGTAGTGAGTTGCCCTAAATCGTTAATAGCTTGCACCTTAACCTCATAGGTAGCGCCTAATAGTACATCGGATATCTCCGTGCTATTAGGTGATGCAGGGAAGTTCCCCACGTATTTCCAGGTATCGCTTTTAGCGTTCCGATAGTTAACCACTACGTTGGTTATCTTGCCATCACGAGGAAGTTGCCAACGGACGGCAATTCGTGAGTACATAATGCCGTTAGCACCGTATACATCACTCACGAGGCCTATATCCTCGATATCACTGCCAACCTCAGACTTATAGTCGATAGTTGGTACAGTTCCATCATCACTCGTATACACTTCTGGATAGTATTCCATGCACTGTATTTTCCGGGTAAGATCAGTACCACCTTCCGTAATAGCTAGCACCCTGAATGGTTTAGCAGCTTTGGTTAACTCACCAAAGGCGTACACGCTTCCTGGTTCGACCGTAATAGCTTCCTTAACTGTTACATTACGGCCAATCACACTGAGTACTGTGAGCGTAGTCACCGCATCCGTGGCACTGTTACGAATGAGTAGTTGGTACTGCTTGCCAGGTAAAATAGATACTTCCTTATCAAGAGTAATAGCGCTACCTGCCATCGATACCACTCGGCCACCTTCACCCCATTCAGGTACGTCATGTTGGATAAGGATAATATCCCCTATCGTACACGCTATAGCATCCGTGAAAGCCTCGATAGTAACGGTACGCACCTCGTACTTATTGCATCGTAGGTAGTGCTTACCATGTTTGAACGCCTGGTCTAAACTAGTACACCCCATGAGCTCTATTTGAGCAGGGTTGGTAAGTGTATCCGATTCGTCGTATGTATCACCATACACTGGAATGACATCACGTTCGTAGTCCTTATCCTTATTAAGGAAGGAGATTTCCACGGAGTTGGCACGGCTTTGGATACCTTGGAACTCTTCGGAGAAACTGCCTTGCTTAATGTTGGCCACAGTGAATAGTTGTACAGGCGTTGACCTATAGTCGCTGACACAGGTGAACCTAGTCCCCTGTGGAATGACTTTACCTCGGCCAACGTTTTCCGGATACTTTAACGCATCCCATAACCGACTAGCACTATCGTATATATAGTTGAAGGTGAACCCATTCTTATCACAATTACTTGCCCAGGCCTTGAATGCATCGTAGTCCATACGTCCATGAGGCTGACCAAACACGACGTACTCATCGCCGAACTTGCGAGCCATATGGAGTAGATCATACGCCGCCCATGCCGGATTATCGGCACGCTGCACCTCGTACTTTTGTTGGTACGGGTTGAACACATACACGGCGGAGCGTTCCTGTATCCAGGATACTTCTGGGTCTGAACCATTAAGCTGAGACGTGGCCAAGGCTTTAATACCAATTAACGCTTTGCCCGGATGCACGAAGTCATCGTATATAATCTGAGTTAACTGGTTCCAGTACACCTTATTGTTGTATCGGATTGAGTTGCCATCCTTACTGGAACAACGAACACGGACTTCATACTGCGCCTTATCGAGGTTATCGAATCGGTACACACGATAGAAGGCGGTATTCGTAGCCTCGGTAACTTTGCCCTTATAGTCCGCCTCTGCGATTTCCGCATTAGACTTTTGACGTGTAAAGGACCATCCGTCACCGGACTGCTTAACAAAGGCTTGCATGCCTTTTTGGTTGGATAGTGGCAATTTATGCCACTCTTCGTTTTCACCTACTTTACGAATTTCCGCATCAAGCGTAACAGACGTAGCATCCATACCACCTGTATCGTTGGAATAATACAGCCCGTTAGGGAAGCTGATAGTTAACTCAATAGCGTTGCACGCGTCACCTTGTACACGTTGCGTACTCCATCCAGTTTTTAATTCGTAGTTGAGTACCTGGTCCGCGTAGTTATCGTTGAAGTTAGGAATAACGGTTTGATCATTGGTACCTAGTCGGATATCAACTTGCACATCCTGGTAGTTACTGATTGGGTTGGCGTTGATGCGGATATCCTCAATTTTGGATAACTCACCTTCACCGGCACAGTATAAGAGGTTAAGGTACTGCTTTTCGCCGTCGCTGATAATGTGACGAGATAAGAGGAGCCCTGCGCTCTTCATACGGCCATAC